GCGGCCAGAGGCCAGCTTCTCCTCGAAGACGCGCACGCCCGGATCCGCCATGGCCCGGATGGTCACGTCCGCGAGGTTGAGCGTGTAGCGCACCTCCTCCTTGCAGTCCGTGTTCGGGCACTGGACCTTGACCTCGTAGAGATCGCCCAGGGAGACGCGCCGGATCGCCAGGAAGGCCACCATGCGGTCGCTCGCCGCCAGCTTGCCCACCGCCTGCGCCAGCTGCTTGCGATCGTCGATGGCGCCGAGCCGCTTCGTGCAGTTGAGGATGATCTGGTTCAGGCGCTGGAGCACCGGCCCCTTGCCCGCCAGCAGGTCCTCCTCGTAGCCCGTCATCTCCGAGACGATCAGCTCCTGGTGCACGGTCCCCTCGGGGTCCAGGTAGCCGCACGGCAGATCCACCGTCAGCGCGCTGGCCGTCACGTCCTGCATGCGCCAGTCGCTCCCCACCTTGGCGATCTCCTCCGACATCTTGTTCAGCCCCGGCTTCTCCGCCGGAAGCCCCGTCAGCTCCTGCTCGGTCATTCTGCCCTCCGCAGTTTGCGCTGCTCGTCCAGCGACAGCAGCTCAGCCTCGGCGCGGCGCTCCTGCCGCAGCCAGTCCACGATCAACCCCCGGATCACGTCCGACGCCGACCGGCCCACCCGCTCCGCCCGGTCCCGGAACTCGTCCAGCACGTCCTCCGGCATTTCAACGTTGAGCCTTGCCATGCAATGTGCCTCCCTTGGTCCCAATCTACACAGGGGACACACATTCCGTCAATTTCCTCCCTCCCCCGGATGACCGATTTTTTCACGCTTTCTGTTGACAAACGGTCCAAGCGTGTTAGATTGAAAGCAGATGCCGGGTTCGATGCCCGGTGGTAGAATGCAAATAGGAGGTGCGATCATGAAGTGGACCCTGGTGGCGTTGGCGATCGTGATGGCGATCGGGTGCAGCGGAACGAGCGGATCGCTGTACGAAATCCCGGACGGTGGCGATGCCGATACGGACACGGACACCGACACGGATTCGGACACGGACACGGACGCGGACACGGATTCGGACAGCGATACGGACACGGATAGCGACGTGTCGTGCCCGTACAACTGCTGGGGCGCGGTCGTCTGTAGCTCCATGGGCGTGGCCCACGAGGAGTACACCTGCCCGGATTTTAACGACGTGTGCTGCGAGGAAAGCGGGACGGATACCGACTCGGATACGGACACGGACACCGACGGCGACACCGACACGGATTCCGATACGGACTCGGACACGGACTCGGACGCCGATACCGACACGGACACCGATACGGATACAGGAGAGGCGCCGTGCACGGAGCTGTGCATATCGTCTTCCGGGTGCGGGATTGCCGGTGGGACGATCATTGACGGCGCCTGCGCGTACGGCGTCTGCTGCGACCTGGGCGGCGGGGACACGGACACCGACACCGACACCGACCTGGGGCCCTGCCCCACAGACGAACCGGACTACGTGTGCATAGACCCCGGAGCCTGCACCGGCCCGCTCAGGATCATCGAGGACGGCTACGACTGCCCGGCCGAGGTCTACGCATGCTGCCACCTGCTCTGAGCAAGATCCCGTCCTCACGGAGGAAGTTGGACAGACGGAAATCGACCGACAGGGTGTTGACAAACGCGAACAAGTGATTATACTCCTATACAGATGCTGGGCACGATGTCCAGCGAAGGAGGAGACAACATGAAGATCATCAAGACGTTCAGCGGCAACTTCGTGATCCTGTTCGACGGCGCGTCCCCCGACATGGTCGCGCGCGCGTCCGCCCTTGCGGTGTCGCTCCTGGCCCGCGGCAAGCGCGTCGAGCTAGTGGAGGCATGAGGGAGGTGCCAGCGCCCACGGGCCTCGTTTCGCGCGGCATCTGCCCGCGCTGCAAGGCCGCCGCGGATGCAGAGTTGGACGCGCACACGTGTTCGCCGAAGAGGGAGGACTAGGATGGGATGGTTCGAGGTGGATCGGGGCGGCCTACGCCAGCTGCTGGAGGGGCGCGACAAGGCGTTCATCATCCGGGAGCTGGTCCAGAACGCCTGGGATGAGCCCGGGGTCACCCGGTGCGACGTGGTCCTGGAGATCGGGCCGGGGCGCAGCATGGCCCGGCTCATCGTAACGGACGACGCCCCGGAAGGGTTCGTGGACATCTCGCACGCCTACACCCTGTTCGCGCACACGCGCAAGCGGTCAGACGCGGACCGGCGCGGCCGCTTCAACATGGGGGAGAAGCAGGTGCTGGCGCTCTGCGCGGAGGCCCGCATCGTGACGACCACGGGCTCGGTCATCTTCAAGGGAACGGAGCGCTCCCGCGGGCGCGAGCGCACAGAGGCCGGGTCAGAGTTCCGCGCCCTGATCCCGATGACGCGCGCGGAGATCGTGGACGCGATTCGGGCCGCCCAGACCTTCCTGCCCCCGCGGGGCATCCGCTACACGCTCAACGGGGATGAGGTCCCCCGGCGGGACCCGTGGCGCACCCTGGAGACCACGCTGACCACGGAGTACGAGGATGCGGAGGGCCGCTACCGCACGACGCGGCGCAAGACGACCATCGACGTGCACGTGCCGCGCGAGGGCGAGCGCGCCATGATCTTCGAGATGGGGTTGCCCATCGTGGAGACCGGCGACCGCTACCACTACAACATCGGGCAGCGCGTGCCGATGAACATGGACCGCGACAACGTCAGCGCGGCCTTCCTGCGGGACGTGCGGGCCGAGGTGCTCAACGCCACGGCCAGCCAGATCGGTGCGGAGCACATCAGCGACGCCTGGGTGCGGGACGCCATGAGCGACGAGCGGATCGCGTCGGAAGCGGTCCAGCGGGTCGTCCAGGTGCGCTGGGGCGACCGGGTGGCGGTGGGAGTACCCGGCGACGCCAAGAGCCGGGAGGAGGCCATCTCGCACGGCTACCGCGTGGTCACGGGATCGGAGATGAGCGAGGCTGAGTGGGACGCGGTGCGCGCGGCCGGAGCCATCGAAGCCACGACGCACCTGTTCCCGGTGGCGAGGGCGGACGCGCGCGGTGTGGACGAGGCGGAGATCACCCCGGCCATGCGGATGGTCGAGGCCTGGGCCAAGCGGCTGGCGCACGAGGTGTTCGGGTTCAAGCTGAAGGTCCAGTTCATCGAGTCGCCCGGCGCCGTGCTGGCGGACTACGACGCGAGCAAGCATCTGCTGCGGTTCAACGTGCAGCAGCTGGGGCGCGCCTGGTTCGGGGGCAGCCGCCACGAGATCCTGAAGCTCATCATCCACGAGCTGGGCCACGAGGGCGGCGGGCACCTGGAGCATGGCTATCACGAGTGCCTATGCGAGATCGCAGCCCACCTGGCAGTGGTGGACACGCTGATCGAGAACAACTGAACGATCCCGCGCGCGATGCGCGGCACAAGGAGGACAGCATGGACCGTTTTCAGCAGATTTTGGAGGAGATGGAGAGCGTCAGCATCGAGGCGCCGGACTTCGCCGACGCCTACGACCTGGCGCCCATCCGCAACCACTCGGGGCAGGCGATCGTCCCGGACGCCGTCACGGTGCCCTGGTGGGCCAGCAATGAGAGGGAGCCCGGGAGCCTATTCGACCACGTACCGCGCGGACGCCGGGCGGCTTAGGCTACTCGACGGGGTCAACCGGGGGCGGCGGGGCGTCCTCGCCCTGCGCCATGCCGCGCAGCGCCGTCTTCACGGTGGCCGCGCTCGCGCCGCTGACCTTCCCGCCCTGCGCGATGATCCACTGCGACACAACCGTGTGTAGATCGGGCATCAGGGTCTCCAGCGCCGCCGTCACGTCCGCGTCCTTGCCGAGGATCGCCTTGGCTCGCGGCTCCACCTGACTGCCGCTCAGCATGGCGGAAACCAGGCGCTCCACCTCGGCGCGCCCGGCGCGGAACGCTGGGGCCGCCTCGTCCAGGCTCCGGTAGATCTTCTGAATCCCCACGATGTGCTTCTGGAACATTCGATCCTCCGCGTCGGGATCTTTCTAGCCATCCCGCTTGCATTTCCATCAAGCGAACACGTGTTCGCCAGTTCCATCCTACCCGATCTTGCGGCAGGTACCGAAGACCATCTTCTCGCCCTGCTTGCACATGGCCTTCGTGCTCTTGCTCGGTCCGCTCTGCCCATGCTGGGCACGGAAGGCCATCTCCTTGCGCGCCAGGTGCTTCAGCTCCTTCGATTTCGAGTGGATGTTCTTTTCCAGATCCCGCGTCGGCACGCCCTTGTGCACGGACTTCTGGTATTTTTCCCGATCCACCCATTTCCCCAGATCTGAACTCCCGTATCCGGTCCTTTTCGGACGCGCCGGGCCCCGATGCCGCTCCTGGAGCATCCACTCCAGCGCCTCCTCGGGTTCGATGAGATCCTCGTCGAGCGCAATCAACTCATCGTCGCTCAACATGGAGACCATCTCCTCGACATCTTCGCCCATGCCGCCGCGGGCCACGCCCTTCATCTCGCGCCCCGCCTTCGCCAGCAGGCCGCCCGACACCGTCGCCCCGGCCGCGTCCAGCGCCTTCGCGATGAGCGCCCGCAGGGGCTCCATGATCATGCCGTCGAACAGCTGCCGCTGGGCGTCGTCGTCGAAGACGCGCGTCGCCAGTACTTCGAGCTTCGGAGCCGACAGCATGGCCATCGCCATCCGGTCCACGATCGATGCGCCGACCGTCTCGTCCAGGTTCCCCGTCGCCCTCGCCTCTGCCGTCTCCAGGATCTTCCGCATGTCGCCCATGGTTCCCTCCACCTTGAGATCCACCCTCCCTCGGATGGTCCCGTACTCGGACGTGTCGCTTTCCTTCTCGATCTTGGCCTTGAACGCCCGAGCCTTCTTCAGTCCGTTCTCCGCCGCTCCCTTGGGATCGTCCTGGAACACCTTCCGATGATCCTTGTAATCCCGATCCGTCCACATCACCGTGTACCTGCTCATGGCGCCCCAACTGGCGCCACCGCAGGCAGCGGCGCACTCGTGCTCATCGACGTCGGCAGCGGCACGATCCCGCTGGTCTGCGACAGCCGCGGGTTCCGGCGCTTCCGGTTCCCCAGCTTCTTCACCTCGACGATGCCCCTCATGCTGCCTCCCGCGGCCGCAGCGCCAGAATGGCCCCGCGATCGGTGCGCGTCACCTCCGCGCTGCACACATCTTCTACCAGACTGAACCGCTTGGCAAGCTGCTGCGCAACGGCCATGGCGTGCCGCCCCTCGATCTCCATGACGAGATCGGTGCCGTGCGGGCGCCTGCGCGCCTCGAACGCGTGCCGCGTCACGATCCGCCCCCGGATCGCCCGCTCGCCCTGCGTGCGCAGCGAGCGGAGCAGGTGCCGCTCGGTCTCGGTGAGCACCGGCAGCGGAGAGCCCGGAAGCTCCTCCACGATGGATTGCAGCCGACCGCGGGAATGGATCATGACCCCACCTTCTGGCACTTCCCGAACGTCATGTGCTCGCCCTCGGGGCAGCCGTGCCCGCGCATGCCCAGGAACTTCCGCGCCTGCTTGCGCACCTTGACGTTGTGCCCCGTCGTCGACAGGTTGGCGAGGTAGGCCAACACCTCCGACGAGTGCTTGCTCACACCCTTCTGCGCCGCGAACTCCGCCCGGATCAGATCGGTGTCGGAGCCGGATCGGTGTCCCGCGCCCGCCAAGGCCTTCACGCGTCGCGCCTTCTGGCGTTCCACCAGCTCCACGGCCTCGAAAACCTGCGCCATCGTGATCACGACGCCACCCCCACCAGCTGCTCCAGCAGGTAGCGCCCATCAGCATGCTGCCAGTCGCGATGCGCCACCACGCCGGGGGCCACCTTCTTCGGGTCCACCGCCATCACGCCGTTGAGCCCGCACCTCTTGGGGCCGTTCCCGATCGTCGGGAACTCGTACGGGATGCCCAGCACGCCGCAGAGCCAGGGCACCAGGATCTTCAGCACGATGAGCTGCGCCTCGCTCGGCAGGCAGTAGACCTTCGGCACCTTCGTCCACCCCTTGCGCTTCAGCTGCCGCTCCACGTCCTTGGCCGCGGGCACCCAGGTCCACCACCGCGCCGGGATCGTCGGCTCGAACGGGGCCGCGTCGAACACCGGGTTGTACGGGTTCACGACCTCGATGCCGATCGAGCGCCCGTTCGCGCCGCCCGCGTGCCGCATGATCTCGCACGCCAGGTCGCCGTGGTTCGAGATCAGCCCGTTGTGGTCCAGGATCAGGTGCACCCCGAGGTCCGACTTCGAGTGCAGCAGCGAGGACTCGCAGCCGCCCGCCGTGTCGCCCACCGTCTCGTGCAGCACGAACAGGGCGAGCGGGCTCTTGCGCGGCCACGCGTCCAGGTGCGGCTCGCCGTCGTCCAGGTAGTTCGTGGCGCGGCCGCCCTTCGCGATCAGCTCGTCGGGGAGCATCACGCGGGCGCCGTTGACGATGAGGCAGTTCGAGGTCGCGATCATGCCGCCGCTCCCGTCTTCCGGACCTTCCGGAACGCCCGGACCATGGACCGCAGGGGCACCGACCCGTGGGCCGTCCACCCCACCGCCGTCAGGATCATGCCCACGCCCACCAGGTCCGCGTCCTCCGGCGTCTCCACCGCGCCGACCCTGGTCTCCTTCTCGTACCAGAACCCGTACCCGTCCCGCGTCCACCGCACCGTCACCGTGGCCGCGCGCGCCGCGTCCTGCGGCACCAGGACCACCACCCGCAGATCGCCCACGGGCCGCCCCGTTGCCCCCCTGAGCCGCGCGGAGAACCGGGCCGTGGCGTGGGCCACCCCGTCGGACGGACGCTGCGGCAGGCGCTCCCGGGACGTCAGGGCACGATCGAGGATCGTCTCCATGATCCGGTCCAGGATGCCCGCCGCCACTGTCGTCCGATCGTCCATGAACTACTTCGCCTTCTTCTTCCTCAGCTCGTTCCACAGGCCTTCCGGGCTCGTGTCCTTCCGCTTGGCCTTCTTCATGGCCTTGGGCATGCCCATCGGCGCACTCTTGTCGTCCGGGAAGAAGATCTCGTTGCCGTTCACCGTGCGCCAGTGCCCCGTCTTGCCCTTGAACTCCCACTTGTCGTCGCCGACCTTCTTGGACACCGTCTTGCGCTTGGACTTGCGAAGCTCCTTCCAGAGTTTCTCCGCCCCTCCCGATTCCTCGATCGCCTCGAACACCTGCCGCATCGTCGTCATGGGATCACTTCCCCTCTTCGACGTTGGCCGCGGGCGCCGGGGCGCCCTCCGGGATCGTCACGCGCACCTTCTGCCCCGGGCCCCGCCAGACCTCGTGCGCCGTGGCGCGCCCCGAGTTGCTGAACCACGCCCGCGTGGCCGTGACCAGCGCGTCCGCCGCCTTCTCCAGCGCGTGCATGGCGTCCGCCTGCTGCTTCCAGTTCTTCTTCAGCTCCTCGGCCTGCACGGCCGCGAAGGCAACGGTCACCGCCTTGACGCGCTGGGCCATCTCGGCGGTCCCGCCCGGCGCCACCCCCATCGGGGTCCCCGCCATCCGGGCCAGCTCCTTGGCCACCCAGGCCCCCTCGCCTCCCCGCAGCGCCGCCTTCACGGCCTTGCCCACCTTGGCCGGATCGCCCTTCGCCACCGCGTCGTCCATGATGGCGTCCGCGAAGTGGCGGCCGCCCTTGCTGTCCAGGAACTCGCGCACGACCTTGGAGTCGATGCCCGGGAAGGCCTCCAGGAACGCCTTGAACGCCGCGACCCAGATGTCGTTCATCTGGGCCGTGTCCGGCATGGACTGCGCCACCGTGCCGTAGAAACCCCAGGCCTCGTTCTCCGTGGGCAGCACCTGCCCCTGCCGCTTGACCGCCTCGCTGAGGCCCTCCCCGACGTAGGGGACCTTCACCCCGAAGGACTTCTCCAGGATGCGCTGGGCCTGGTTGCGGGCCTGCACGACGTCCGGGCGATCCCCGTAGAAGTTCTGATCCTCCACGGCGTCGAAGAAGGCCTCGCTCGGCTTTTTCTTGTCGGCGATCCCGTCCAGCGTGCCCTGCACGACGTAGGCGATGCCCTCGTTGCCCCCGCACGCGCGCAGGATCTCGTTCCAGCTGCGCCGCTTGCCCGTGGCCTCCTCCAGCTTGCGCCCCAACTTCTGCAAAGTGCCCATCGATGCCTCCACTCACGCGAACACGTGTTCGCGACGATCAGACCCCAGTATCGCCCATCTCGACCAGGTTGAACACATCCTGCATCGACTCCGTCCGCCGCTTCCGCTTCCCGGTCCCCTTCTTGCCCTTCGGGATCGGGGCCTTCGCCTTCGCGGGCGCCTGTTTGGGCGGCACCCGCTTCGCGGCGGCCTTCTTCCCCGGCGCCTTCTTCTTGGGCGACTTCTCGGCGTTGGGGCCGTACTCCGCGGCCTTCACCCGCTTGTCCGTCTTCCCCTGCGCCTTGGCCGCCTGCCCCGCCGCGTACTTGTGCGACTCGCCCGCTCGCGACGCCGCCTTGTAGGTCTCCTTGGCCGCGCCGTACGACTTCTTCGCGGCCGCGCGCCCGTGCGTGTCCCGCACCTTCTTCGCCGCGGCCCGCGCCTGCTTGCCCGCCGCCGTGAAGCGGAAGGTGTGCGCCTGCGTGCCGCGCTTGGCCGTAACCGCCGCCCGGCCGACCGCCTTGGCGGCCTTGCCGACGGCCTTGCCGACCTTCACGACCTTGCCGAAGACCATCTTGGTCCCGGGCGCCAGCTTCTTCTTGACCGCGCCCGCCTTCTTCTTGATCCAGCTGCCCAGGCCCTCCAGCGCCAGCGCCTGCTCCTCGGTGAGCGGGCCGCGCGCCGCGGCGTCGAGCAGGTCCGCCAGGAAGTCCAGGCGGTCCGCGTCGCCCGCCGTGAACGCCTCCAGGATGTCGTCGTCGTCCGCCTCCAGGATCAGGTCGAGCGCGGCGCCCTCCTCCTCCAGCAGCGGCCCCTGCGTCCCCTCGAAGATCTCGCGCATCGTCGTCATAGTTCTCCTCGCCTTCCTACTCGGCCGCAGCCATTGCGGCATCTGCCATCTTGTCCAGACTCGCCGGGAGCGGCCGCAGCACGGGGGCCGCGGCGGGCGCCGGGGGCATCTGCAAATCCGTCAGCGTGGCCCGCCCCGACCGCTGCAACAGCAGCTGCGTGACCAGGTCGCGCAGCGCCTTGCCCTCCTCGCGGTTCTCCTTGACCTGCGCGACCACCGCGTCGACCTGCGCCTTGAGCAGCTGGTACGACACGTCGGCCTTGGCGTCGGCCTTGTCCTCCGTGTTGTCCAGCCACTCCCAGAAGCCCGGCATGCTGACGATCGTCATGATGACGATGTACAGGATCGGCAGGCCCGCCTTCTTCAGCGCCGTCACCTTCTTCACTACGGCCTCCACGTCAGTCTTCTCTTCGTCCGCCATCGTGCCCTCCTCGGTCCTGCTACTCGCTCACGGCCTTGGCCACCTTCACGACGACCTCGGCCGGGTTGCTCAGGAACCCGCCCTCCATCGTGAACCGCAGGCCGTCCCCGTCGCGCCCCCAGGCCACCTTCACGGGCCGGTACGCCGGGTCCACGCCCTCCTTGCGGTGGTGGAACACGGCCACCTCGCCGTCCCGCAGGGGCAGCTTGCCGTTCCACCACTCGCCGCCCAGCCCCACCTCCAGCTCGCCGTCCAGGGGGTGCCAGACGAAGTCCAGCATGCCCTTGGACACCGCGATCCGCATGGGCGACGCGAAGCCCTCGTTCACCGTCCGGTTCAGCCGCTCGATCAGATGCCGCATTTCCGCTCCTATCGCGACGCCCCGGGGGCGCCCATCTCCGGCTTTTGGTCCAGCACAACGTCCGGCTCCTGGTTGACGTGCGCGCCACCTGCCCCCCGCCGCATCCAGATCTGCGCCGTTCCGTCCTCTGCCAACCAGATAATCCATCCCCTGTCCTGCTCTGCCTCGGGCTCGATAGCAGCCACGTATCCCTCGCCGCTGTCGCTCAGATTCGTGATCCGAAACCGCCCGATGCGTACCTCCTCCGCCAGCACACCGCTTGCACGACCCCCTGCTGCACGATCTAGACGCTCGATCAGCTTCCGCATGCGATCCTCCTACTGCACGCTCAAGAGCGCGAACTTCTCGTACTTACAATTTCCACGCATCTCCGACGTGCTACCCTCCCAAAGCCATCGCCCAAACTGTACCGCACGTCTTCCACGCAAAAGAATTTCATGCGAATCCGCACGCGAATCTATCTTCGCCTTTCTCACATATATCGTTGGGCGTTTCCCGCACACACGACCAATTCGATCGGCAATGCTTTCCACGAAGGATTCCGCCACGAGGCCGATCCCCAACACTGGTTTGGAGAAGTCCTTCCCCACCCATCCATCGGCGTCGAAGACTCCACGCAGAAAATGCGGCTCCAAATCTTCCACAAGATCGGTGGGCCATTCCATCACACGCGACTTCGCTGGAACCACACCCCATCGCATGATCCCGTGCGCCAATTTCCTACTGGTGATGTGGGACACAAAGCAACCGTCCCTGTTGACCAAGGGGTGCTCGCTTCCGAGGATCGCATGGACCTTCCGCACGACGTCCTCTGCCCCGCACACGCCGACGCCGTTTATCTCTCCGTTCGCTCGAACGATCCATCCATCCCCAAAGATCACGCCCAACGCCCACGCCAATCGCGCGTCCATGGCCCCGTCAAAAGCACCCTCGTTGACCGCATATTTGCGCATCCGACGAGATGTCTTGTCGGAGACAAGCTGGGCAGCCTCGCAACGATTGCGCATAATCCCGGCGCGACGTACAACCCCCTGCACGAAGGACGGAAGGACTCCCAACTCTCCCGCAACCGTGGCAGCGCTTTTCCCCTCGCGATACATCGACTCGACCTGATCGTACACCGCCTGTCCACGAAATGCCCCGTGCCCATTGGCCATCGACAGCGCCCGCGATGCCTTCCTATCTCGCGCACCGAACCCCGCAGCGTTCAGCCAATTCCAAATCGCCCCGGTGGACACACCGAACTTGCCAGCGACCTCGTCCAGTGTCGCCCCATCTCGATATGCCTTCACCGCCTCCATGCGCTCTTCCTCTGTAAATCTCTTTCCCATGGCACAACCTCCAATTGAAGATTGTACCACATTAGCTCACCGAGAAGAGACAAAATTCTGTAACAGCGTGAGGTTGCACATCCAGTTCCATGATGCTCACTTCTCCAGATGTTGCATCAAGGTCAGAACCGGCTTTGTACCGTGTGGGAATGCAGTCCCACAGCAACCAGGCCCTTCCTGGCACAAACTGCGCAACTTCCCATGCTTGCATTGCCACCGGGAGTTCAATCGATGCTCCCGTGTACGTTGACATATTAATATCACTATACTGGATCAGCAGCAGGTTGCGCGGGTTCATGTCGATGCCGCGGATCGCCCGGCTGATCCACTGGAAGAAGGTGTCGTCGTACACGCGGCACCCGCGCGTGAGCGTGATGGCCCCCACGCTGCCCCCGCTGTACACGTACTTCTTGTACATGGAGTTGACCTGCTTGACCTCGTCCACCTCCAGCGAGATCTCCGGCATCGTAATGGACTGGAAGCCCATGAAGGGCGCGCCCAGCACGAAGAACGGGAACGTGCTCGACGGGATCACGTCCACCAGCCAGAAGCGATTGGATCGGAGGAGGTCCTCCAGGCGGGATCGGCTCGGCATGGTAGGCGGCCTCCTTCCCGCCGGAAGGCTAGGCGTTCAGCAGCTCGAACGACTCCATGGCGAAGTCGACCTCGGCCAGCGACACCTCGCCGGACATCGAGTCGAAGTCCGCCGCGGGCTTCACGCGCGTCGGGATGCAGTTGTGGCACAGCACGCGCCGCATGTCCGTGCCCACCGACGACATCGCCGCGCTGCCCATCTCCGCCCGCTGGTAGTGCCAGATGGTGACGTCGCTGCGGTACTCGGCGCCGTTGACCGTGCCCAGCACCCAGTCGTAGAACGCCGTGTCCTTCTTGGACACGCCGCGCATCAGGGTGCAGTCGCTGACCGTCGGGGGGCCCGGGTACTTCTGGGTCCACGAGAACGTGCCCTCGCGGTACTCCGTGGCCTCGATGCTCAGCTCGGGGAGCGTCACGGACTGGAAGCCCGCCTGCCCGCCGCCCTCGAAGGGCTCGCCGTTCGCGCCGCGCTCCGGCGTCTGGAGCGGGTCGATGCCCAGCGCGTTCCGCGCCGTGACGTGAAACCGGAACCCCTGCATCAGATCGTCTACCGCTGCCCGCATGATCGTTCTCCTTCGCCGCCTACGGCGTGTATGTCTTCGCCGGAGGATACTGCTCCTCACCCAAGAGGGGCACGCTCACGCCCATCGCGTCCTGGCCCCAGCCCCGTCCCATCGTCACCACCACGCGCCCGATGGCGCCTAGAGGATTCGTGCCTACCACCTGCACCGACCAGCCCGGCAGGATCGGGAGGCCGCCCGCGTCCGGCGGCACCCATGTCCCCGCATCTCCCACTACCGCCGTCACCGGGTACACGAACCCGTTGTCGTCGATGAGGTTGATGGCCACGCCGCCCATGCCCGTCGCCGCCCACAGGACCCGATCGAGCCCCCAGCCGCACTCGAACGCCGTCGGGATCGCGAACAGGCCGCCCACCGTGCCAGCCAGCCACTTGCGCAGGCGGCCCCGGAAGATCGCCTCGTTGCTGTCGGTCCCATCGGACGCCACGCCGCTGAAGACGCCGCCGAGGCCAACCTCGTGGACCATCACCTGGGGGATGCGCCGAATCTCAGCCACGTGTCACCTCGCTCCCGCCCGCGCACACGTGTTCGCGTGCCGGTACCGGACCTCCAACCACTCCCGCATCGTCGTCACGCGCGCCGCCTGCAAGTGCTGCGCGTACCACGCCTCGATCAGCCCCAGATCCACCAGCTCGCGCGGACCCACCAGCACCAGGCGCCGCGCCGGGTACGTGCGCGCGAACTCCTGCATGCGCGCGATCGTCCGGTCGTCCAGCCAGCCCTTGACCTCGTGGTACTCGTCGACCCCGTCCCGATCGACCACGAAGTCCGGCGTGTAGCACTTGCAGGTGCGCAGCCCGAACTTGCGGGCCTCGTAGTCCCAGGCCAGCCCCTGCGCGTCCAGGTGCTGCGCGTACGCCAGCTCCCAGCGCGATTTGAAGGTCCAGGTGCGGCCCCGCGCGTCCGTCCAGGGCGGCGCGTGGAACCGGCCCCAGCCCGTCCGGTGTGCGATCCCGAACTCGTCCAGGCACGCCTCCACGATCGAGTCGGAGACGCTGTAGGCCCCTTGCAAGGCCGCGAACGTCTCGCCTGCCGCGTATCGGTCGGCCAGCTCCCTGCGCTGATCCGGAGTCAGCCTGTGGCGCTTCACGTGCGCCCGCATCGCCACACCCCGGTCGTTCAGGTGGCGCACCACGGTGCTGCTGCCCACGCCGAGGCGCGCCGCGACCTGGTGCGTGTTCAGCTCCTCCACCGTATACAGGCGGATCATCTCCTGGATCTTCTCCTCGGACGGAGTTCGATCCCGTCGCGACTTTCGCTGATCCAGGACGACGCCGTTTCGACGGAGCACGCTCTCGATCGTCACGCGGCACACCCCGTGGTCTTCCGCGATCGTCTTTGTTCGCACACCCGCCCGATAGGCAGCGACGACCGCTGCCACACTGGTCAGATCATCGAACTTTTTGAGCTTGCCCGTCATCGTTCCTCGGCCGTTCATACCTCAAGTATTACTTGAGGAATTCGTGCGTAACTATGCCAAAGCTTTCTGGGAGAAGCGGAAACAAATATATTCCGCGGGCTTGTTGCAGGCGATGCCCACGTCGCAGAAGACGATGCCCTGGTCGACCGTGTTCTGCGGGTTGTTGGACCGGTTGCAGATCACGAAGAAGGCGTCGTCCGCCGAGGTCCCCGCGAAGTAGCCGCCCTGGTACAGGCCGCTCAGGAAGTTGACCAGCTGCGTGGTGATCTCGTTCCAGAGCTGCGCGCCGTTGTTCTTGAAGACGTGGATGTGGGTGGCCTTGAAGACCGACTTCTCCACGAACATGAAGAGGCGCCGCATCTGGAGGTACGGCCACTCGCCGCCGCTCACGTCCATGGAGCGGCCGCCCCACACGCACCGGCCGGTGTACGGCCACTGCACGAGCGGGTTGATCTTCTGCTCGTAGACCACACCGACCTGCGTCGGGGTGAGGTCGTACTCCAGGCCCACCGACCAGGCCAGGACGCCATCTTCCATGCCAGCTGGGCACTTTCCGACGTTCTTGTTCTGGTCCGTGCGCGCGTACACGCCCGCCACGTGGCCGCCCGGGGGCACGTCCACGTTCACCGCGGTGAGGGGGTCCTTCACCTTGACGTGCGGGTAGTAGATGGCGCCGAAGCTGCTGTACCGGTTGAGCGTGAAGCGCTTCCAGGTCACCGCATCCTGGTAGGCCATGCCGTGGGGCACGCAGCAGATGACGAACTTGTCCTTCATCAGCTCGGCGTACGTGATCAGCGCGTCGATGACGTAGGTGTCGGACTGGAAGTCCGCGGCCACCAGCTGCATCAGCTCGTCCACCTTGCCGAAGGCGTAGAGCCCCCGCATGTCGGCCGCCAGCAGCGGGCTCACCACGTCGCCGGAGTCCGTCGCGGAGCCGTCCAGACCGCCCGTCAGGATGCCAGCCAGGTAGGCGGACGGATCGTCGTAGTAGGTGGCCAGCTCGCCGCCCACCAGGGCCGCGGAACCGAACACGTCGAGGATGCCGGTGATGCCCAGCTTGACGTAGATGGCCGAGGCGTCGAACTTCAGCTCGGAGGCCGCACCCGTGGTCGGGGAAACGACCGTGAAGGAGCCGTCCGGGTTCGCCGTCACCGTGGCGGTCGAAGCCGCCTCGATGATGGTCTCCATCTCCAGGTTGGTGACCGCGGAGACGTCCGCCACGTTGTTGGCCACCGGCGGGACCGTCGCGTCCCAGGTGACGATGGCTGCCGCGGTGCCGCCCGTCACGTCGCACACCGAGTCGTTGCCCTCCGTGTCGGAGCGCACCCGGATGTGAGCCGCCGCGTCGTAGGCGCCGACGCCGATGATCTGGGCGTTGATCGCCGCCATGACCTGGGCCTTCGTCGTGGTCGCGCCGCTGAACAGCACGGTTTGGGTCACGCCGTCCACGTCGAAGATGATCGTGAGGCCGTCCACATCCGCGCACGGCCAGGCGTTGTTCGTGTCGATGGTGGCCCGCGTCGCGACGATCGTGACGGTGTCCGCCACCAGGCCGCCGTCCACGTGCAGGTCGAAGGTGTCGCCGTTCGCCAGCGCGTACGGGCCGATGCCAGCGTCCTTGTGCGCCGCGGTCGCCACCGAGGAGACGCCGTCCGGGCCCGCCGCCGGGTCGCCCGTGATCTTCCAGGTGATGATGACCTCGCCGGTGTCGTAGTCCACCGAGTTGGTCCCGGAGGTGTTCAGCTCGAACTTGGTCGGCGCGCCCGCCACCGGCGTCGCGATGCTCAGGGCCCCGGAGCCGTCGTCGACCACCGTCACCGGCTGCGCGTACGTGCAGTCCAGCGTGAGGGCCGATCCCGCCACGAACGACTCACCGACAACCGGCGTCAGGTCGATGGCCAGCGCGCCCGTGGTGTAGTTGATGGTGCCGACGTTGAAGCCGCCGAAGGTCAGGTGCCCGGCGCCGTCGTCCGCCAGGATGCTGCCCGGACCGCCCAGCGTCAGGTTGCAGGTGATGTCGAAGCTGCCCGCCACCACCGCCGCCGCGGTCCAGGTCAGGAGGGGCACCGGACCGGCCGGGTTGGCGCCCGTGCCGATGCGGGTGTTGTCCTCGATGAACCGGAAGTCCGCGGAGAACGTGGTCGGGAAGACGTCGTGCGCGAGCTGGTACTTCCAGCCCTTCCACGCGCCGTCGTACGGGTCGGGCACGACCACCGAGGACCCGTCGCTGTGCTCCTGGAGCGTGTACAGGTTCTCGTTGAGGTACTGCGTGCCCGCCAGCGCGGGCGGGTTGATCGCGTTGCCGTAGTCGGTCACCGTCACGTACTGCGACCCGGAGATCGAGTCGTTCATGACGGTCGTGATGTAGTTCTTGCTGGTCGGATCGTCGAACACGAGATCCGAGAAGGTCTCCAGTGTCGACCAGGCGCGGTTCGCCGGGTCCTGGTTGAGGTCCTCCTGGATCGTGACCGTGAAGCGCGTCCAGCTGGCCGTCGCGGCGACCATGTAGTCGTCGCTGCCCGGCGCGATGGCGACGCGGAAGAAGTTGCCCACCGCGCCCGGCCACTTCATCTCGAAGCGCAGGACCCGGTACGTGTAGGCGCCGCGAACCGTCTGGCCTGCGCCCACGAACTGCCCCGGCGTTCCCAGCTGGATCGTGATCTCGCCGGTCTCGTAGTCGATCGACCCGGCGCTAGTGTTGTCCGCGCCAGCTCCGGAGATCGAGAGGTCGAACACCATGCTGCCGAGACCGTTGTCCCGCAATCCGGTGACCAGCAGCGGGTTGGCGTTCCCGAACGTCACGGTCACCGTGCCCGGCACCGTGGCCTTCACCGGCACGTGGTCGAGGCTGAGGTTGTAGAGGCCGCTCGGCACCGCCACGGTGGCCAGCACCTCGGCCGTCTCGCTCAGCTCGTAGTCCCACAGCGCCTCGTCCGAGTCGGGGTGCGTCACGCGCACCACGTACAGCCGCTGGCCCGAGTTCTGGAAGAACGCGTACGCCATCGTCGGCAGTAGGCCATTGGTGAGGAACGACCCGAACTTGGTGTTGAACTCCGTGAAGCTCGTCACCAGTGTCGGGTAGTCCACCGGACCACGGGACGTGAATCCGATGAGACCCAGGTTGGACGTGGTCACGCCCGAGATCGGCCCCGGCCCGCTCGGGATCTCCTTGATGTAGACGCCCGCATACGTGAACTCGCTCATGGCTTCTCCGTGTTCTCCGCGAGCCCGACCTAGTGGCCGCGCCGCCGTTTCCTATCCGAACCTTCGAACTTCGTCTCAGCGGGAGCAACGGGAGCAGCGGGAGCAACAGCGACAGCAGGGGCATCTCCACCACTTGGTGCAGGAATGCCTTTTTCCGCGAGCGCCAGCTCGTGGACCGTGTACTCCGGGGAGCCCACGGGTTTCTTGGGAGGCATCGCCTTCGACGGCGTCACGCCCTTCTCGGCGAAATGCTGAGCCAGCGAGGACTTCTGGATGACGTCCTGCATCCGCACCGGCGGAGCCACCGGCTCGTCCGCGAGCGACTTGGCCCCCAGGGGGCGGCCGCAGCGCCGCAGCACCTGCGCGTTCAGCAGGGCCTGCACCTCCCGCGTGACCTCCAGGATCTCCACCTTCGAGTGCGGGTGCACCGCCACCGACTTGGTGCTGGAGACGCGGATCGCCTGCGTGATCGGCCCCGAGTAGTAGTACCACGCCATCAGATCCTCCTCATGGACGGTAGTGCGCGTAGGTCACATCGAACACCTGCATCGCAGGCATCTCCACTGGGTCGTGAAGATCGATTGCCGCGCGTACCGTGAAAGAGATTGTCCATGCCACCGTCCTGTCAGCGATGTCGGCCAGCTCCGAAGTTTCGGACACACTGACCTCTAGGGCATCATATTCGCGCACATCGCCCAGGCTGTCAATTACCTTGAAAATGAAGCTCGGCGGGATGAAGTGCCGGAGCGCGTACTCCAGCATCAGGTTCGTCTCCTGGCGCCTTCGCCCCATGACCTGCACGTCGTACGAGATGTCGAACGGCGTGGGCCGCCACTGGTTCTCGTACCGGGTGTACCCCTTGGTCCCGTCGGCCAGCGTGACCTCCTGCGCGTCCTTCGCCGGGCCGCGCGCCACCCACTGGTACCAGGGCTGCCGGTCGAACGCCGGGGTCATGTCGTTGCACTTGATGACGAAGCAGGGCAGCAGGTAGTCCTGGTAGACGTCCTCCGGGTCGAAGAACACCACGGGGATACGGTCGGCCAGGTGGGTCAGGCCAGAGCGCACGCTCGGCACCGTCACCACGTTCAGCCTGCGGGTGTCGCCGTCGATGACGTAGGTGGCCACCTCGGCGCCGAGGGTCAGGGGCACACCGGCATCCCAGTCGCGGAGCGTGAGCGTGCCGATCACCGTCATGGGCACCTCGGAGCGAACTCGTGTTCGCTACTCGGCCGGGGGGGCCTCGTCGTCGCCGCACGGGCAGATGTCGACGTGCCCCTGCGCGGCCAGGTCGTTGATGACGCCCACCGCGACGTCGAGGTCGTCCTCGCGCTGCGCCAGCTTGCGCTGCAACAGCTCGTTCTCGACCGATCCCAGGGCGTTGTTCAGATCGTTCAGCTTGGCCATCTCTTCCGGCTTCGTCGTCATCGTGTCACCTCGTCAGCGTTTAGGCACAAAGGGTTGCAGCTCCTTCATGAACGGCACCCCCGCGCGCAACTGGTCCATACTAAGCTCCCCGTCCAGGGTTGGCAAAGAAAATGCGCTCTCGCGCCCCGTGAGCAGGTACTGGTTGAAGCGCCGCATCGCGTCCGGCATGGCGCCCAGCACCTCGTGGAACGCGGGCCGCCAGTGGGATCGCGGCGTGTCGCCGTCCATGCCGAACTCGCGCCGCAGCACCGCGTGCGCCACGTCCTGCGTCACCTCGGTCCCCGCGGCGCCGATGCTCCGCTCCATCTTGGGGTCCTCCGCCCCGGCCTCCAGCAGCTCCGTCAGGATCTGCCTGCGCTTGCCCGTCAGGCGCGCCGTGAGCGCCTTGATCTCGTCGGGGCGCGCCGTGCGCGAGATCACCCGGGCGTGCTGCGGCGCCAGCTTCACGGGCATCAGCTCCGCGGGCCAGGGCCCCCACCGCGTGAGCACGTCCACCCAGCCCGGGGAGGTCGCATGCGCGCGCACGAACAGCGCCGTGCGCCCCACCTGGTCCTCGGTGAGCACCGAGCGCTCGTTCTCGAAGTAGATCGCCATCGCATCCTCGTCCTTGTCGGTGCCGTTCACGAGGGCGATGCGCAGGTCCTCCGCGTACTTCCGCTCCTCCCCGTTGATGTACACGTCCGGCGCGTGGATCTTGATGCGGTCCCGCAGGAAGCCCGTCATCATGAGCAGGAAGAGGCAGCGGCCGCGGTCGATGCGCTCGGGCAGCTTGCCGATCACCCGGTTGTAGGTCTCCACCGTCTCCGGCAGGTTGTAGATCGCGGGCTCCGTGGACATCGTGGCGAGCTTGGGGCGCTTATACTTGACCTTCTTCACACCCTCAGCGTATCACCCGCTCGGCGCGCGCGGAAGAGCGAACACGTGTGCGCGCCCTAGTCGCTCCCGTATGCGCGATCCTCGTACACAGCCGAGAGCGCCTCGTCCTCGATCCGTGCCTGCCGCTCCGACGCCTGCTTCGCGCGTTTGGCCAGGTTCATGGTCACGCTCCCGCTGCACTTCGGGTACGCCGGGCAGCCCCAGAACCAGCCATTGGCCCCCTTGATCGCGCCCAAGCGCTGCCCGCACTTCGGGCAGTCCGGCGCCAGCGCCTCCACCAGGATCTCCCCGACCTCTCGCAGCGTCAGCAGCATCGTCTCCTCCTACAGCCCGTAGGACCGCGCCAGGGCCTCGGACTTCACCAGGGCCACGGCCTCAACGCACAGCACGGCCAGGCGCACCTCCTCCCGGAACGTCAGGGCCGACAGGCCGTCCAGCGTGGGGTGCCCGACCCGCATGTACGCCTCCACGTGGCGCACGCTGACCTCGGCGCGCACGCCCTCCTCCTCCATCACCGCCGCGATCCGCTCCGCGTAGGCCGATCCCCTGCTCCCGTTCGTCATTCCGATTCCTCCTCTCCTACATCCCCACGTAGCGATCGATGCTCTCCATCCGCAGGTGGCGCACAGCCCCATACGCCACGCCATTGCGAACCTGCACAAAGCAGATGTGTCTCGGGTCGTCCTCCGTCGCCCTCTTCGGGGAACCGAACTGTTCCATGCGGGCGTTGTACTCCCGCATCCGTTCGGTTCGCTCCTCGGGCGTCTCGGCGAAGACCACACGGTACGTTTTGCCACTCTGGCGGACTTGCACCCGATCGCCCCGTCGCAGCGCGTAGAATTCCTCCTGGGTCATCTTACTCCTCCAGGAAAGCCCAGCCGGGCTTCAGCTCGTCGCGCATGCTGAACATCGAGAGGTACTGCGGGGCCCGCGCCGACACCGTGCCGTCCTTCTTGACCAGGATGCCTTCGTAGGACATGTGCGTGTACATCCGGTCCGGCTGCCCGTCGTGCTGCGACACCCCGGCCTCGGCCAGTTTCAGACGCATCTGAAACACGTTGCCCTCCGGGCTGCGCACCCGCCGACCGTCGTAGTTGACGTTCTTCGCCAGGCAGGCTTCCCTCCCCATGGCCCGGCGCGCCGACGTCGCCGCCTTCAGCTCCCGCTCCGCCGCCTCGACCCGCGCGTCCAACGCCAGCAACTCCGTGATGTAGTCCATCTTCCGCTCCTCCCCCGGCATCGCGCCGGGCATCCATACCCAGGAGCTTAACCCCTCAATCCGCGTTTGTCAACACCCGAGGATCGCTTTTCCATGGATCGCGAATCGCCTACCATCCCCTACAGCCACGCCTGGAACATCTCCCGGTGCCGCTTGGCCGTCCAGCGCCGCGCCCGGGCCAGCATCCACTCCACGTAGGAGGTCGGCCCCCAGAACACGGTCTCCGCGCGCGCCAGGGCCCGGCGACACGTTCGGCACATCGCCACCATGGCCTTGAATTCCAGGTCGTGCGCCTGCTCCCCGCAGACGGGACATGTCCGTCGCACCGGCGTCGACCGCTGCTCGCTTCGCATGCGCCCCTCCCCTACCACAGGTAGGCGCGCAGGGTGGGGTACGCCCGGTCCGCGTGGGGATCCACGGGGGACCGCCGCCGGTAGGTCCGCAGGCTGCGCAGCAGCGCGCCCCGCGGGGACACGCCGTTGACCACCCGGGCCATGTCCTTGGCCCAGCAGAGCGCCGCCTCGTGCTCCAGGAGGACGACGCCGCCGCCCCAATTCGGGGCCTCCACCGGGCGGGCGTACCGCAGTGTGACGTCTCCCTCGCGCCGGATCAGCGCCCGCACGTCCTCCTCGGCGTCCCAGCGCTTCTCTTCGGCCAGCTCCCAGGCCGCGGGATCTGGTCCCGGGATCTCCACCAGGCGGCCACCCGCCAGCTCCAGCGTGGCCGCGAAGGCCTCCTGCGGGCCGGGGTCCGGGGCGATGCAGACGTGCCCTATCTGCCCTATGACGAGATCGCGCCGCAGTCCCTCCGGGCTGCGGAAGGCGTCCTTGTTCGAGTTCACGCGCAGGTGCTCCAGGCACTCCTCCGACGCCGTCTTGTCCCGCGGTGCCGTCCGCGCCTCCACCAGCTCCAGGTCCGCCGGGTAGAAGACGACCGTCGCGCCTATGCTGGCCATGCCCGCCCCCCCCAAGGGGGCGTCCTCGATCCGGACCCAGACGGCTCCCCTGATGATCCCATCGCCCTCCCGCACGCGAGTCACGGTGCCGCGGCAGCCCGCCATCGTGCCGCGGTCCGCGTCCCGCACGGCCCGCACCGGGGCCCCCACCTGGAATGGCTGCGGCACCGCGATCGGCACCAGCATATCGACCTTCGCCGCGAGGATCTGCATCGCCTCGCTGTGCGGCGCGTCCAACGCCACCATCGCTATCATCGACGAAACATGCACCTCCTGCACGGTACCCGTCGCCATGGGGGGGAACCCGTTGGGAAACCAGTCGGGCAGCCGCACCTCCACCCGCTGCCCCACCGCCAGGCGCGGCGGGCCCTCGGTCGCCATGGGCGCGCCGTCGTGATGCGGCTCGTGCTGCCGCGCCAGCTGCTCGGGCGAGGCCCCGTTGCCCCCCAGCCACCGGCGCTGGTGCGCCGCCGCCTGCCGCGCCGCGATCTCGTTCAGCCCCGGCCCCCCGAAGTCCGGGGCCTCGGCCCGCTCCGTCGGAATGGGCAGCCCCGCCAGCCTCCGCCACTCCTCCATCTGCGGGCCCTCCATCGCCAGATTCGCCTGCCGGTACTTCAACTCGTCCCGCATGAAGTCCCCCACCTTGCTCGTCGGCATCGCACACCTCCTGCCCAGGCATCTCGCCCAGGATCTCCCCCAGCATAGCCCACCGCCGTGCGTTTGTCAACCGCTCAGTGACTACGCAATCTCTGATCCGATCGGTACCCCCATCCCCGCCCCCGCCCGAGCCCGATCTCCATCCAGATCCGGCGGCTCCAGGGGTCCATGGACGCCCGCTCGGCCCGGCGCATAGCCTCCTGGACCAACGCCGCCTTCCTCTCTCGCTCCCGACCCACGCGGATGCACGCATTGCAATAGGGTCCACTGGAGGACAGCGATATCCCTACCCCCCATTTGCGCATCCGCCGACGTATCCGATTCACCCAAACCCAACGCCGCCAGTCCTCCACCGCTTGCCCGCACACAAGACACTGCGTCACCGGCAGACACCGTCGCCAAAGCGCCCGTTCCACCTCGTTCCTCTCATACAGTGTCGCATTGAGCCAACACCGGCCCTCGTGGATCGCGCGAGAACGATGCGACCGAAACGCACGCCCACAATGCTTGCACGTTTTTCGCTGCCCGTCCGTCACAACGTCCCTCCCCCGGACCGAATCACACGGTCCATCCTCCCCATACTACCCCCAGCGAGTGCGTTTGTCAACCGCCGGGCTCCTTTCCTCCCCGCCCCCGTTCGCCAACCAGCCGCGGTCACCTCGTACTGCCTCGTCCGCCGCCCTCCCGCCGCCCCACCCCTGCCTCTTCCCGTCTCACCACGCTGCCCGTGTTTGTCAACCACTCGCCGATCTGGCCCCGGAAAACTAGCCCCGTTGCGCCCGCTGGGCCTGGCGACAGTTTCGTACCGGAGCCGCACCAAGGGTGGGGGGGGGGGCGGGGGTCTGCCATTGGTGCTGGGGGTTTCGTGCGGAAATGCGCACGGGGTTTTTACATGCAACTGCTGGGGGGGATCTACGCGAGCTTGGGGACGTCGGCGGGCAGGTAATAGGTCATGGTGGGGCGCGCGCCCCGGCTCACGATCACGCCCCGCTTCTTCAGCCGCGACAGCAGGCTGTCGAGCGACGAGGCCCGCGCCCCCGTGGTCTCCCGGATCTCGCGCGCGGCCATGCCGGGGTGCAATTTCAGGTGGGCGCACAGCCAGGATGTGCTCAGGCGCGGGCGCTTCTTCGGCGTCGCCGCGTCCGCCCCCGCCAGGTCGGCGACTGTCAGCGCCAGGAACTCCGCCAGCCAGCCCTCCTGCACCGCCAGGACGTACGCGTCCCCGATCGTCGCGCCCGGCTTCCCGATCGCGTCCCGGCACTTGGTCCGGATGACCTGACGCAGCGCCACCTCGGCCTTCTCCTTGCCCCCCAGCGCCTCGATCAGCAGGGCCGTCATCCCGCTCGGCAACTTCGACTCCATGGCTCCTCCTTGCGCCCGCATCCCGCAGGCGATTGACAAACGTATCCTAGCGTGAAACCGGGGGGCGCGTCAAGCGGTGGGCTAGAGCAGGCCCTGGACGCGCAACTCGGCCCACAGGGCGGCGAGGCGCTTGTCGAACTTGCGCTGGGTCCTGGGGTCCATGGCGCGCAGCAGCCTGGGGTCCCAGAAGCGCGCCACGTTGGCCTGCAAGCCGCGCAGGGTGCCGTCCCCGAAGGTGCGGGCGCGCACGGCGGGCGATCGGCGGTCCGCGGCCAGGGCCCGCTCCAGGCGGGCCGCGCCCTCCTGCCAGTAGGCGTTCCACTCGCCCGGGCTGTTGAAGTAGGCCTCCTGGGACTGGCGCCGCAGCATGCCCTGGTCGCGGTTGGTGGGGGCCGTGCGGCCCGGGTCCAGCAGGTGCGTCACCTCGTGGATCACCGTGCTGCGGTCGATGTGCTGGGTCACGTCGCTCAGGTCGCCGCCCTGGTACAGGCAGAACAGCACCAGCGCGTCGTCCTGGTCGTCGTAGGTCTCCACCTGGGCCGTGATGCCGTGCGTGCGGGGCAGCAGGATCACGGTGAGGGGCCGCGGCAGCGCCTTGGTAAAGGCCGTGGCCTGCACCTCGAAGCCCCAGTCGGCCCGCGCCTTCATCTTCCCCTCCAGGGCGTCTGGGTCGGCGCTCAGGAAGGCCAGCAGATCGTCCGTGAAGCGCTGGGCCCGCTGGCGCACCGCGGCGTCCCGCGCGTAGGTGGCTTCCTCCAGCCGCTCCAGCAGGGATCTCACGCGTCAGCCTTGTGGACCACCTTACCGGTGGCGTAGTCGATCGTCAGGTTCGTCCGCACGTCCGACCGGTGCCCGTTCTTGCACATGTCCCCGTGCCCGTTCCGCAGCATCTCCACATCGTGTGGACCACCGCAACGACAGCGCCCCATGATGACGCCGCCGCACGCCGGGCAGTGGCGGTTGTACGGGTTGGTCCGCTCGACTTCGGCGTCCATCTCCCGCTTCTCGCGCTCCATGCGGGACACGAACTCCGGGTCGTCCATGAGGTTCACCTGCTCCAGCCGCTCCAGCAAGTGTCTCATGCGTCGCCCTCCGCCTTGGCAGCCTGCATCACGGGCACCAGGCGCTCGTTCACGACCACGGGCTTGCCGTTCCTGCTCAGCATGATCTTGAGCGCGCTCTCGTGGTCCTTGCAACACCCGATCATGCCGCCCGCGGCGCCGTGGATCTCCACCGCCATGTCGCTCTCTTTCGAGCAGACGAAGCAGTAGGACGCCTTGTTCGGGCGCGGGCCCCTGTACTGGGCGAAGGCGCCGCCCTTCCCGGGCCCGCAGCAGCCCGCCACGCCGCACTGGAAGGCCCGCCCCTCCGTCCGCGCCTTGGCCTCCCAGTAGCGCTCGCACCAGGCACACACGGCGCTCAAGCCCGTGTCGATCTCCCGCTGCACCTTGAACTCGTTCAGCATGTCCAGCCCCCCTCAGCGCGAACTCGTGTTCGCTTCCGACCGCTCGAAGATCTCCCGCATCGTGCGGGCCACCTTGCCCTCCGCGGCGCCCCGCCGCACGTCCACGATCCGGTCGGCCGCCACGAACAGACGCTCCGGCGGCTCCGCGTACCCCGTGATCGGGTGCAGGGCGGGCCCCTGCACGCCGACCTTGCCCGTGCTGCCGATCTTCCACACGCGCATCCACTCCTGGCGCTTGCCCGAGGCAGCCCGCACCAGCACCTCGTCGCCCACCCGGATGTCCCGCTTCTTCTCCATGGCCGCCCCTACCGCCCGTACGTGCGCTCGATCGGCTCCTCGTCCGGGCACGCCACCAGGACGCGCGCCCAGTCGCCCCGCACCTCGATCGGCGTGACCGCGCAGTCCGGGTTGCGCGCCTGCGCGAACGCCACCGGCTTGGGCGTGCACCCCACCGTCACCAGGGACAGGCCCACCAGGACCAGCACCAGGACCGCCATGGCCCCCGCCAACACCCCGTAGACGATTTTCATAGCCCCAGCTCCTTCTCGACGGCCGCCTTGGCCTTGTCCAGCGAGGTAAAACGCCCAATCTCGGTCGGGTTGCCGCGCACGCCCGGGGTCGCCACCGTCGCCGCGAACTTGTCGCGGCCCTCATCGATGTCGAACCAGATCACCTCGGCCACGACGTCGCCGTATTTGTTGTAGAGCCGCTGCGTCCCGTGGTCCGACCCGCGCTTGCGCTCGTCCTTCCAGGTGTGCTCGCCCTTGCGCTTGGCCGCGCGCTCCGCGTCCTTGGCCGCCCGCGCCTTCGCGCTGGTGTCCGTGATCGCGCCCATGCCCCGGAATGTGGCCTCCTCGATCGCCCCGAACACCTCTCGCATCGTTCCCATCCGCTCCTCCGTCGCCGCCTCCGGCGTGATCGTGCACTTCCGCAAGCACCCCGCCCCGATCTCCCACACCCACTTGGGGTTGTCCGGATCGCCCTCCACGAACTCGTGGCTGCCCCGGTCCTCGCGCCCGCACACGGCGCAGGGCCGGTTGGACGGCCCCGCCTCGCGCCCCAGGTAGGTCACCCGGTGCGGCGCCACCGCGCCCCCGCCACCCCCGGCCGGGATCGCGAGGCGGTACTGCCGCAGGGGGACCAGCTTGGCCATCAGCCCACCTTCCGCTCGGGCACGAACTGGGAGCGCCGCTTGAGCAGCAGCTTGTAGCCCACCACGCTCGTGGTATCGATCACGTTGCCGCTCGACCCCGCGTTGACCACGTCCCACCAGAGGTCGAACACGTAGATCACGTCGCCCTCCTTGGGCTTGCGGCCCGCGATCGGCCGCCCCGCCAGGGCCGCCACCCAGGCGTCGTACGCGATGAAGCAGTCCGCGTCGTACTCCACGTGCTTGCCCTCCTGGCGCGTGGAGGGCACCCGCTTGTCCGCCTCCTCGTACTCGATCGCGCACTGGAAGGTCAGCGCCGCCTCGCCCCCGCCCACGTCGGGCGAGAAGTTCCAGCTGCGATTGTCGGTCTGCGCCGTGCCCCGCGGTGAGGATCCCCCGTACAGCACGTCGTTGTCGGGCTCCCCGTACAGGCGGTCCACGTTCTTACCCCGGTTCAGGCTGTAGTACTCGCAGGCGGGCCCGACCAGCGCGATGCGCTCCGCCTCCAACGCTCGGAGGTAGGCGATCTCCTCGGGGCAGGTGCCGTAGATCGCGGCCATGGGCTACTCCAGCTTGAACTTCGCCAGCCAGGACGGGCCAGCCTCGTTGCGCACCTGCTGCAAGTACGCGCCGTCATCCCCCATGCCCGGGTAGGCCGCGCGCTGCCATGCGGCCCCCAGCTTGAACTTCCACTTCGCCCCGTGCATCTCGGCCCACTTCTTCAGGGCCGCCAGCTGCTCCGCATTGGGGGTGAACTTCTTCTCCCGCGCCTCCGCCACCGCCAGCACCTGCCCCATGGAGATGGCGCGCCCGACGCGCCGCACGCCGCGCCCCAGCACGGTCCCCGCCGCCCCCGAGGCCTCCAGCATGGTGTCGCCCACGAACGCCAGCGGGACCCCGTAGAGGGCCCAGCACTCCTGGATCGCCGCGCAGGCCGCGTCCAGGTCCTCCTTCTTGCGGTTCGGCATCGGGGTGTCCTTCAGGCGCTTCGCCTGCTGCATCTTCTGGAGCGCCTGCGCCACGGCGTAGCCCAGCCCCGGCTTGCCGTCCCAGCACCGGATGTCCTTGCCCTTGCCCCGCGCTTCGCGCCCGCACGGCCGCTTGGTCCCCGCGAAGTGCAGCTTGGCCCCCTTCTTCGTGGCCTTGAGCCGCCGCTTCTTGCCGTCCGACCAGGACCCGCCGTCGCCGAGCCCCTCGCGGCTCGTGAAGATGCCGCGCTTGTCGTGGAACGGGTTGAAGTCCACACCGGCCTTGATCTGACCGCGACCCGTGCTGCTCGGCTCCGCGCTGCCGCGCTTCGACTTGACGATCTCCGCGCGCTCGGTCAGCACAGCGTCCACGTCCTGCGCCAGCGACTCGAACGCCTCTTCCTCGCCCTCACCCAGCTGATCCTGGTAAGCGATCATGGCCGCCTGGATGACGTCCGGCTTCTGCACCAGCACGTTGGCCGCGAAGTGCACGCTGTACTGCGCGTGCGCGCCCGACTCGTGCACCTTGAGCTTGATCTCGCCCGGCGTCACGAGCTGCGTCTCCAGCATGAAGTCGTACAGGTCCTGCGCGTCGACCAGCGACTCGAAGTTGAACATGATCTCGCCGTCGGCCTCCTTGCCCTGGTACGGGAAGAGATCCTTGCGATCCACGGATCGCATGTCCGTCAGCCGCAAGTGCTGGTTATTGATCGTGGCCGAGTCCTCCTGCATGACGCGCGCGACGCTCGCGCGGAACAGCCGCTCGGGCTCCAGGTCCGGGGTGATGCCCAGGATCTTCTTCTCGGCCTCGGTCATGCAGCCGTCCGCGGCGTCCCGCAGCGCGTTGTTCTTCCCGACGTTGTCGAACATGGTGTGCTCCTCCACGCGAACTCGTGTTCGCCTAGGCCGCCCAGAACCCGATCGGGCTCTGGAGCTGCCGGATCTTCTCGATCAGCTCCTGCTCGCGCGCCTCGGCGTTGGCGTACATGCCGTCGCCGTCCATCCCGAACGACCCCGTGGCGCTCGGCTTGTCCGCGTACTTGGTGCGGATCATGGCCAGCGTCTTCATGGCCTGCACCTGCGCGTACTCCCGGAACAGCCAGTACTCAGCGTTCGACAGCTTGGCCAGGTTGACCTCCGTGGAGAGGTACACCACGCCGATCTGCTGCCCCACCGAGCCGCCCGACCACATGGACGGCGGCGGCGCGATGCGCAGCGAGCGCGTGGCGCGGTCCCACTCCCAGTCCAGGTCGGCCGACACCACGCGCTGCCCCAGCTCGCGGTACTGCATGAGCTGCACCAGCGCGGAGTAGCCGCCGTACCCGGCGTACACCCACGTGTAGGGGTTGACCTCGACGTCGGCCCACGAGAACAGGCGCGTGAGGTCGTCCGACACGGGGAAGTTGACCTCCACCACGCAGTCCACGTCGGTGCCGATGGCGCTCTCGGCGTACTCCGTGCTCTGCGTCAGGGTGAGCAGCACCATCTTGGCCTGCCCCACCCACGCGCGCCAGAACATCTTGGCGTCCTCGATCGCGATGTCCAGCTGCGCGTCCGTCAGCTCCACGCAGATCACGCCGTCGCCCAGGCGCCGCTTGATCCAGGTGCGCAGCTCCGCGTCGGTCTGTACGGTCTGCATCTACCCACTCACTCCCGTGGTGCGAACACGTGTTCGCCCTCTTCGCTAGACCCGTTCCGACTTGTTGCCCAGGGCATGATCGAACGCGATCTCGAACCCTGTCTGGATGTGATCGAAGCGTGCCCCAGATTTCTGGTGACGATCGGCCACGTCCTTCAACGTTTTCTGGATGGCCTTGTGGACGTTGCTCGCGTCCGGCCCATCCCAGAACTCTTTGCTGTTCAACTTGTCCCGGTTTTTTGCCGCCCACCCGGCCAACTTCTGGATCGTCCCGCTGATGTCCTTCGCGGCCTTGTCGGCATCGGGGCCATGCAGGCTCAGATCTTCGGGGGTCCGGTCCTTGAAGAAGCGAGCGCCGTGTGTGGCCTTTCCGTCTGTCATCTTCGACATCCCGGCGCGTTCCTCTGGCGCACTTTCCGCTCCGCCACCCGCAACCCCGCCGCCCCCCACCTTGCGCAGCTTGCCGAACACGACGCGGTACCCCTTGGGCACGGGGTCGCCTTCCTTCCACTCGGCCGCCTCCAGGATCTCGCGCATCGAAGTCGGAGAGATCCCTTCGAGGATCTCCTCCATCGTCGTCGCTCCTTGGGTTCGCTTTTCCATCGTCGTCGCTCCTTGGGTTCGCCTACTTCTCTGCGGCCACTTTTTTCCACTCCTTCGCGGGCTTGCCCGTGAGGATGCGGTAGATGGCGTTCTGCGCCTTCTGCACCAAGCCGTGCAGCTCGGCCTCGCTGACGTTGGACCGGCGCAGCGCGCTCATCAGCGCCTGCCCGGCCTGCGCCAGCACGTAGTTCATCTGGTCGCCGTCCAGCTTCTGCACGGTGACCACGGCCTTCTTGATGTCGTCGGGGAGCTGGTCCACGTCCACCGAGGACGCGTCGTCCGCCACGGCCCCCTGCTCCGCGGGCGTGGGCTCCTCGGCGGGCGCCTCCTCCTCGTCGTCCACGGGCTCCGCGGTGTTGCCCGCGGCCTCGGGGCTGCCCCCCTCATTGACGCGGTGCAGCTTGGCCGCCACGCGCGCGTCCGGGTGCGCGTCCGCCAGCAGGTTGGCCGCCACGTGCGGCAGCTCCTGCGCCTCGGGCACGAACAGGAAGAACTCCGCCTGGTAG